GTCCTAAGATTCCGAGACTGCGTTCCACCATTCGTCGACACGCCAGCCGAGGTCGCCTGAATCTGCGGACCAGCGAAGACCTGCCCGTTACGCTTCTCAAACTTCTTGATCGACTCGACGATCGTGCGACCGAGCTCGTCAGGATTCGTGCCGAGTCCAGCATTGATGACGAGGTTGTACGTCGTCCCACCTCGACCACCACCGACGGCCTGTCGAAGAATGTTCATCGCCTCGTTAGATCCGAGTGGAATGATCGCCTCACGACCAGCCTCGCCAGCCGTAAAAACTTGGCGCTTCAAGATGCCGCCGGCAGCCATACGAATCGGCTCTGGATTCGCCTTATCGTAAGCCTTCATCAGATTGTCGATCTGCTTCTGCTCGGCTTCGGTGATCTTCGACCCACCATCAGACGCATCCGTCCGTCGAGCATCACGCGCCATCTTCAACCTATCAGCACGCGCACTCTTCCACTCAGCATGAGCGGCACGCGCAGCATCAGCCGCCGGCGTTCCCGGCACCGGCTTGATTGGACGACCACCAGCACCAGTCATCACCCGCTGAATGTCTTTCACAGAATTGATGATCTCTTGAAACGCACCCGTGAAGCTGTCAGCAAACGCCATGCCAAGATCCGCGCCCGACGCGCCACCGATGATCTTATCTAGCCGCGTACGAAAATCCTTAGCCGCAAGATCGCCACGATTGAATTCGGCGATCAGATCATCGATCGCCCTCTGGTTCGCCGACTGCTGCCGCGCCACACTATCCTCCAAGCGCGTAGCCTCCTGCTCCAACAAGAAATCGTTGAGATCCTGCTGCGCCTGCTTTCGCTCGTCAGCAGTCTGCGCCGTAGCAAGCGCCGACTCTAGCCGAGTCTTCTCACGCGCAGCCGCATCAGCCTTCTGCTGCGCGCGAATAGCCGCAGCACGCTTCGCATCTGACGACGACGTACCCGTAATCTCCGACAGCATCCCGCCCAGCGAAGATCCCAGCCCAGCAAGTCCCTGACGCGCAGCGGTTACGGCTTCGCGCACCATCTTCGTGATATTACCCACAAAGGCCGCCTTGGTTTTTGGCATCCTATCGTTTTGACCAGCTTTAATTTGGTCTGCAATTTCCGTGCCGACCTTGTAAAGCACCGGACTAATTGCATTCCCAAGACCGTTTATAAATGTCATGACAGGATTGTCAGTCAATGATTGGTTGAATTGCTCGCGCATTCCGTCAAAAATAGCCAGCACGAACCGCTTGCCAAGATCGAACGCGGGCTTATTGATTAGCAGAGAAACAAGTACGTCATTGATAAATTGATCTCCCGACTGGTCTGCCTGATCCTTGCCGCCACCGAAGAGTGCCTTTACGAGCTTCTTGCCGAGCGACCTACCGAGTGTGTCCGCCTTCTTGTCTAGAGTCTTTTTGAGATCGTCAAACATCGTGTTCAACTGTTCTTCGCCCGACGGCGTGATATTGACCTTCAACCTGTTAGCCGGGTTATCCTCGAAACTGACCTTGCGCTTCTGCCACCAATCAGAGATTGTTGAAACACCGCTCCAAAAAAGATCTTGAAACTTTCCAATTACGAAATCAACTTTTGCGTTCAGCGTTGGCTGTTTGGCAAATCCACGAACAAAGTTGAGCAGCGCAGTAGCCGCACGTGAAAGCGTCGGGATAAACACAGCCACCAGATCCGCCGCCGTATTTCGGAAAGTCTCCTTCAGAATGTTCAGCTGCCCCGGTAGCGTCTGACCCGCAGCCTTCGCACTCCCACCAAACTGTGTCTCAAGCTCCTTCAGGATCATCTTCTGCGCGCCCATCACGTCGCCGGACTCAACGAGCGCCTTGATCGTGTCTTTCTGCGACGCGGTAAACTGGACGCCAGCACGCGACAACGCTCCGACACCCTTCACGGGATCGTTCAATGCCTTACCGACCAAGATCGCTGACGAGTTCAGATCCTTACCCATCGCCACGGACAGATTCGTCATCGCCATCGTAGCCTGGTCGAAGATCTTGTTGCCCTTGCCGGACTCGTTACGAATTTTGGTGAACGTCAATAGTAAGTTTTGGCCGGATTGGATCGCCTCGTCATCGATACCCGACAACTTCATCAGGCTTTCCGACATCGACGTGATCCGCTTGCTCGTCACATTCGCCGCGCCACCCGTTGACTTCAGGACCGCACCAGTCTGCGCCATCACCTTCTGCGCCGCCATAAACTCGTCTACGCCAATCTTCAGCGTTGCGACCAAGCCTCCCAGCGCAGCTGCGCCGCCAATCAGAGCCGCCATCTTGCCAAACTTGCGAAGGCCGCTAGTGCCTTGCGAGAGTCCGCGCGTCAAGCCGGATGTATCGACGCCAATCGGAACGATAATAGCCATAGGTCTATTCTACCGTTAGCGGAGCATACGATTGATCTGCTTCTCCATGTCCTGCACGCTCCGATCAATCGACCGCAAGACCGCAGGTTTATTCTTCTCAGCAATCGGCCACATGCGCCGGGATGCGCCGCCCCACTTATTCGACAGGTTACGGGTAAAGGTGTTATTCGTCTTTTTGCCAGCCATGTCGAACACTTCGCCGGCGCCATTCGACTGACGAATGCTGACAAGGATCGCCTTCCCTTTCATCTGACGCGCACCCTGTTTCTTCACGCTCGACCGAACGCCACTTTTGGCTTTCCCAAAATCCCAATACGGTGTGCCAGCCGCACCGCTTCGACCGGCCTGAACAGTTCCGCGTCGCGCGCTTGACTGCTTAGGGGCGACCCAGTTAGATAACGGAGCCTTTGGAAGTCCAGCCTTGATAGCCGACACGATCGGCTTCACGTCATTCTTCAGCCGGTTGACAGCCTCGCGACGTAGCACCGGATCCATCTTCTGAAGGGTCTTGAGCGCGTCGTCTAGGCCGCGTATCTTCTGCGTAGCCATACGGTCAGTCTACCGGTTGCTGTGAACGCTTCGCCAACGAATATAGCCGAGCATCGTCCACAGCATCCGCTCGGACTCCAGCATCAGCACACCCGGAGCTATTCCGGTTTCGACGGCAAGACTGGCGACGAGCCAATGGCTGCTTGACTCTCCAAAGGGACGAGAGTCGTTTCTTCGGCGCCCTCGATCTCATCCAGCGTGGCGACCCAATCCATGAAGTCCAGAGTCGTCGCGCCTGTGCGCTTCTGCGAATGCCATGCCAGCCAAACGAAGTCGCGAGCAAAGATCGAATCCCCGCCCATCGTCGAGGATGGTCGCTCGAAGCGATCCTCCCACGCCACGATATCGACTAGGGCAGCGCGTACGACGACGCTATCCTTGCCCGTTTCCTTGATCTTGAATTGTAGTTCCACGTCAGCCCTCCCTGGGCGTAGAGGTTACGCGATCAGACTAAGCAACGGCCTTCGTTACCGTTCCCGAAACGGGCCATGAGATCGATACTGTGTTCAGCTCTCCAACAGCACCATTCACAGGACTCCAGCCAGTCACCAGAACCGTAGCCGTGTAGCTCGGGTTCGTGGACGAGACTGCCGTACCGTTCGGCTTGACAACAACGGTCGTCGTGCTGCCGATCAGCGGGTAGACGAGACCTTCGATGGCGCTGTAGTCGTTGTGCATGTCAAGCGAGATCGTCGTATCGAGCAGGCCACCGACGCGCGTCTTGCCGTTGCCCGGACCAAACGCAGTCGTTTCCACCTCATCGACAGAGGTCTCAATCTGGACGCTTGCAACCGAGCTAGAGACGTCTGTGCCGCCGATGCTGATGTTCGAATTGGTGAGAACGAGCTTAGCCATATTGGGTTACTCCTCCTCGGAGTCGATCACGTCGGGTTGTGCCTTCATTGTAGACGACGATTCTGCGCCTTTGACAATTACGCGCCCCGACTCGATCAGCACGTCCAAACGATCCACGTCGGACGCCTTGACCTCTTGCCCCTCGGTCTTGCCGGCAACGATGAAGCCGGGTGCCACAATAAACTTTGTCATTATCAAACTCCTTAGGTGTAGACCAGTACGCGAAACTCGACCATCAGATACAGCGTGTCATTCCCATCAATCGTGCCGATGGTCCCAGCCGACTCGACGATACACGTCTGCACGACGCCGCCGAGCGTGGTGTCCGCTTCGATCGCGAACCGAATGCCACCCGAGCCGTAGCCGAGGTAGGTGTCCAGCAGATCCTCGGCAGCGCGTTCGGATGCGCGCCCGACGACGACGGTCAGCGTGTAGGTCTGAAGGATCGACCCCGCACCCATAGCGCCGTGATAGTCAATCGACTGAAGCGTGGGGAAAGCAAAGGGCGCGTTCAGATTATCCGGCTGCCGATCGTAAGTCCGCAAACCCGTGATCGTCGCGGCAGCTGTAGCCAGCGCCGTCTTGACCTGCCCGACCGTGGCGGTCAACGGAACAGCCGCATCTTCTTATACGGCTCGACGAGCATCTGCACATCGGGATCTAGGAAACGGCTGACGCGCACCACGCCGAAGTCCCCGAATCCCGCGACACCAAGCGGCGAATCGTAGCGCTTGAAATGACGGGCGGCTTGCAAGATCGTAGCCTGGACAATTGCGACCGGGATCGCCGGCCATCCGAAGACCGCCGTGACCTTGACGAGCGCCTGCTCGCCAAAGTTCGCGCTCACCATTGGAAATGCGTAGTCACCGACTGCGCGGATGCGGTCGAATGCCCACGGGATGCCGTCGAGGTTGGCGTTCAGCGGTTCGAGCTGGTAGTCGGTGGTTGCAAACGTAACGTCGAACGTGCCGTCTGCCTGCGTCGATGTCTGGATCGTGATCGCGGTTCCCGCGATGTCATCGATCGGGCAGTAGAGCGGGTCGGGTGCCGTGAAGAGGCGAGTTGCTGTGCCGACCGAGTAAAAGTTCCGCAGGGTGTAGCCGTCGATCAGGCGGCTGGCGGCCTCAACGCTACCCTCAATCAGCGTGTCATCAGTCGAGTCCGTGATGCGGAGAGCCGCCTTGACCTGTGCCAACGTGCAGTATCCGTTTGTGATCGCCATGCTTGTATTCTACCCGTCCCATGAGTAGTCGCAGCGCTCGCCCAACGACCAGTCTTGGAACGGCGGAACCTCGCTCGCCTTCAGCCCGTCCCACCGCTCCGCAAGCACCGCCTGATTCTTGACGAACGTCGCACGATTCCGCTCCTGCAACTCGGGCGACGACATCAGCACAGCGCTATTATCATGGCCGATGTCGACGGCCGGATGAAAGATCTTGACGCCGGCGGCGACCGCGCGCTGCTCGTAGTCGTTGTCCTCGAAGTACGCAGGATGGAAGCGCTCACAAAAAAGACCGACGCGCTCGACGACTTCGCGACCGAGGTGAAAGCACGCCCACGGTGGATTCGCGCCGGTAGTGATCTGATCGGCGGCCGTCCGGCTGAACCACAAGCCGAGGCGCCCAGGCTTGAACCAAACGTCAGCACCGAGAATGATCCAGCCGGAGGCGCGCGGGTGCATCTTGATCCCGAGATTCCACGAAGTCGCGATGCCGAGGTTCGACGGCGAGGAGACTAGCCGCGCGTTCGGGTAGGTGGCAACGTCGGCGGGGCGGAGCTCGTCACCATTGTCGATAATCAGGATCTCGCCCACCTCTTCGTCGATCGTGCCAAGCAGACGGTGAAGCAGGTCGTACCTGCCGAGAACCGGCACGATCATCACCGGGATCACGTTGCCACCTCGGAAACAGTTGGCGTCCAGGCAGCCAGCTGCTCCAGCGCCGGTCGCCAATATTTCGCGTAGACAACATCGGCGTCATAGTCGGCAGCGAAGTCGACGGCCTGCTGGCTCGGTCCGCGCTCGGCAGCGTACGCTTCCTCTAGCGCGTCGACGATCCGCGGGATCATCGGCGTTGCGAACCACGCGTCCTGGTACGGGTCCCAGAGGGGTTGCACTTCGACCGCCCAGCCATCGCCGACGAGCTCGGTCTGTGCCGTCCAATCGCTCACGATGACGCGCGTTCCGCAGCTCTGCGCCTCGACAACAGGCACGCCGAAACCCTCACCAGCCGAGGTCGCCAGCAGCACGTCCGCCGCGCTGTAGAGCGCCGCTAACGCCTGCTGCGGCAGGTTCATCCGGTAAAGGTACTGGTCAACGAAACAGACCTGATCCTCGGGGATGCCGCAGCCGCGGATCAGCGCGCGCAAGTCTACGCCCGTCGCGATCGCCGATGCCTCGGTGTGGAGGTACAGCATCGCGTCGGGATGATTCTTCGCGAAGATCGAGAACGCGAGCAGGTTCTCGCCGAAGCACTTGCGGACCGGCGTCCTGCCCTTGTTTGCCGAGTTCATCATCACCACGAAGCGGTCAGGATCGACGCCCATCAGATCGCGACCCGTGACGAGCTTGCCGTCCGCATCGGCAAACGATGGAGTTGGATGAAAGATCGCCTCGACCGCGTGCGGCACGTAGATCGACTCGACACCATCGTCAGCCATCATGCGTTCGGCGAACCGGCTCATCGCGATTGGCATCACGTTGTCGCGCTTCAGCCATGCGATGACCTTCGGGGGTGCGGGCTGGTGGTCGACGGGCGCCCACGCTGCGATCTTCGGAATCTGCTTTATGCCGGGATTCTCCAGCGCCCAAACGTCAAACAAGATCACGACGAGGCTAGGCAGTTCGCTGCCGTGCGCCCAATGCTGCGCGTGCGCGTTCATGATGTCGTCGCTGTAACCCGCCACACCGCACGGATACATCTTTACGCCACCATTCCATACAGTCTCCGCGCCCTGAAGCCCGTAATTGCAGGCGATGGCGACTTCGTGCTGATCGCGCGTTAGGCGCTCGACGACCTGCGCGGTCTGGACGCCATAGCCCGTCGCGCTGAAGGGAGCATTCGATGCCCAGAGGATTCGCTGCCGCGTCACGCCCTCGGCTTGTGGTGGTGCTGGTGGCACTTTTGCCTTCGCGATCTTGCGACGCGTTGCCCTGTTCGTCAATGCTCCCCCGTCCAAAAAAAATAGTGGCTACCCGGCACGAATCGCCGGATAGCCACCATTCTACCTATCGGTTAGGATGCGCCACCGATGAAGTGGTTGACGTGAGTCGCCTGCGGCAGGTTGCCGTCGACGCGGAGGATCGTGCGGAGCGTGACGAGATCCGTCGAGAACGCGAAGTCGCTCGAAGAATCGACACGGATGCCGCCGACCTGACGGACGTAGTAGCTCGGGAGGTGGCCGAAGATGACGGACTTGGCCGAGGTGGCCGTGTCTGCCATAGCCGGGTTCTCGTAGAGCGGGAAGCCGAGCAGGGTGTCGGGAGTGTTCTCGTTGAGGCGCGGCGCGAAGACGTAATTGCCGGCCGTATCCTTCAACTTGCGAACAGCACCAATCGACTTGCCGTTCATCATGTAGCCAGCACCCGGCAACATGCGCGCTGCGCCGTCAACCGAGTAGGCCAGATCGATCAGGTTGTCGGCGGTGAATGCACCAGACGTACCCGTGCCACCAGTAACGCCAAGCGTCGAAGCGGCAACGATGCCCCTCGGCTGCACGGTGCCAGTACCAACGGTAAGAGCGTTGTTGACGTTGAAGCCAATGCCCTGTCCAACCTGGTCGGCAAGGAAGCCGAGGATGTCGACGCCGGAGTCTTCGATCATCTCACGCGAAACCTGCACGAGATACGAAAACTTGAACGCGCTCATCGTGATGAATGCCGAGAATGCAGGATCGCTCTCGCCCACAGCACCGGCTTCAGCAGCGATGGTCGCAGCCGAGTAGGTGTTGACGCGAGGGATCTGGAGGTTCTCGCCACCGGCAGTCGTGATGACCGTCGAGGTCGTGAGCATCGGACCAACCATTCGAGCCTTGAGAATCAGCTCTGAATAGAATGAAGTTGGGACTGGCGCTCCGGTATTCGAGGTCAAAACGTCGCGCTTCTCGAAGTCGAGGGAGCGGATCTCGCCGCGAGCAAGACTACGAATAGCCTCGGCATCGTCATCGTCAGCAGGTGCAACCTCGTCCGTGCGGACGCTGGCAGCAGCAACGTCGAGGCGCTGTGCGCGCTCTTCGTCCTTCGTGATCTGCTCAATGACGCGAGCGCGGTTGTCCATGTCTTCAGAGATGCGGTCGTAGATAACGTTCTCTTCGGCGGTCAGGTCGCGGGACTCGGCGGCAGCTGCGTCGAGCAGGTGCTTGGCCTCTTCCCATGCAGTTGCGCGCAGTTCGGTCTGGCGCTTCAAGTATTCGGACATCAGGGGTGATCCTTTCAAGAATCAAAAGTGTGGTCTAACGGATGTCCCGCGCGGCTCCGCATCGGGTGCGCCTGCCGCGGCTCCGCAGATCAGACAGCACTAATGGTAACAGCGCGAAAGTGCGATTAGACGCGAGAGAACAAAAGGTCGAGCTGCTTGCGCTTCATGTCCAGCGAAGCCTTCGCCTCGTCACCGATCGTCGTGTCCGCGCGCAACTTCTGCACGACCGATTCGATCAGCATCGCCGCATCTTCGTCGAGCGTTTCGCCGGCTTCGAGTTTCGTGATCGCAGCATCGAGCAGACCCGCATCGGCACCCGTCGCGGCGGCGAGGTTGTCGAGGCTACGCACGCCCGCGGTCGTCGCTCCGTAGGCCGGGAAGGCCGTCACGATCGACACCTCATGCAATCGCACCTCGCGCAGTTCGCGCGTCGCACCATCCGGCGACCACGTATCGCCGCCGCTCGGAACGCTGAAACCGAATGACATTGAGTCAACATCTCCTCGACGAATCAGGTAGGCAAGATCCTTGCCGTCCGTCGTTTCTGGAAGATCAGCCTCAACGCGCAAGCCGTGAGAATCCTCCGACAGACGCAGGGTACCCGCGCGCTTCGACGCTAGCACGCGCGTCGTGTCGTGGTTCACAAACATCTTGATCTCGTTACGCGATCCCAGCGAATTGGCAAACGCGCCTGGCGCGATCCGCTCGATAAACGGAAGCGGCTCAGAATCGGAATTGAACACGGCAGCGTAGCCCGTGAAAGCCATCCCGTCGCCTTCGCCGAGGTCGCGCAACTCAAACTCGTTGACGGTGATGCGGCGAGTCTCGACGGCAGTAGTCATAGGGTCAATGGTAGCACCGCGCATCGCGTCACCTTCCTCAGCTTTGATCGCCTCGGCTTTCCGAGCGAACCAATCGATCGCCGGCTGCGGGTCGAGCGCGTCGATCCCCCACAAATAGAACGCGACCGCACCAGCGCCGGGGAATCCCTCAGCCTCGGGATCACGGTTATCTTCGGCGTCCAGATCGACCAGGTGCCGAGCAGCCCACGCATTCGTGCGGATCACTTTGTCTTCGGAGACTTCGCCGTCAGCCATAAGGCGAGCCTCGCGGATCGTACGATCCACAACCCCATCGCCAGACAGTCCAGCCGCGTGATACTCCAAGCCGCGCGCGGCGGCTTCGATAATGTATTCGGGAAGCATCAGATCGACCACACGCGCGCCGGATGCCGAGCCGGGATCGTTAGCGTCCGAGCCGGTGATCTGGTCCTCGGCTGGTGCTGGTGCGCGATACGCCTCGCCAGCATCGCCGGCGTCGTCTTCGTGAGGCTGCCAAGCGTTGCAATAATAGGCGCCGTTGACGTACTCATCCCACCGCTCACACCAAGCCTTGTCGCCCTGCACGTTCGACTCGTCGTAAAAATGGCAGTTACCGCAGGCGCGGCCTTCGGGAACATCTTCGGCTAGCGCCGGTCGATAGTTCTCGGGCAGGGCGCGTTCGCCTCCCGGCTCCATTCCTTCCTTCAGCGAGATCGCCACCATCTGATCGATAGCCTCCTGCTTCGTCGCGTGACAATGAATCACGATCAGCTCCCCGCCTTCGTCATCTTTCACCGTCGCCCATCCCGCGCAGGTCGGCTCTTTGTCGCTAATGAAGTAAGGCATCCTTACATCCTCTGGATCATCACGCTGACCGAGTTCGTATTCGCCGAGATCCCCCACAATCCCTCGCCAGGATTGAGCGTGATCTGACGCTCCTCTTTGCCATCGAGGTGGATTCCGGTCGAAGTCGTCACGCCAGAATCGCCGAGAAAGACTTGTTGAGCCGCCTCGTTATTGTGAACCGTCACGCGCTGCGACATATCATCCGGCGCACACAAAAGCGTTGGCGATGTCGTCACGCTGATCTGCGCCGTCGTCATCGTCATGGTGCTACCGGATACGCCGCCGCTGGATCTTCGGGATCGACCTGCGCGATACCTTGCAGCTGGACGGATGGGAGGCCTGTATGCGGCAAGGCATCCAAGCCGAGCGATGCCAGGGTGGCCGATGGATCGAAGCCAGCCTGTACCAGTTTCACCGCGATCGAGGTCTTCTTCTCCAACTCCGTCAGGTTAGCGGCAGCCAGATCCACGTTCGCAAGCGGCACGCGGTACACGTCGCCACCATCCGCCGGTGGCATGTCCTCTAGGCGGTGGATGTCATTGATCGAAAGGAAGCCCGACTGGATACCAGTCGAGAACGATGCGTAGCGCGTAGCCTGATCGCCACGCAGCAACCCGTCGACATTGATCTTCACGAATGCATCGCCGGGGATCAGGTTGCTGTAGGCATCCTCGATCTTGACGATGTACGGGCGCAGGCAGTACGTGACGAAATGGATGCCGTTCATCTCCACGCTCGCATACGACATCGCGCCCGGAGTCGTCACACCCAGCAGCGCCGGCGGACAACGGAATGCGCGCGCGATCTCCTCGGTCGAATACTGACGAGACTCCAACATCTGCGCCTCGTTAGGCGCAGCCGAGGTCTGACTGTATTTGGCGCCGCCGAATAGGACACCCGGACGATGCGACCGGCGAACCGAGCGGTGCTGTTCCTCGAATGAATCGCTAAGGTCTTTAGCCTGCTCGCGCGTCAGCGCGCCAGGAAATTCGATCACGCCTCCCAGCGTGCTGCCCTGCCCGAAGAATAACTGCGCGAACGTATCGAGCGCCTTACCCAGCCCGAGCGTGTCGCGAATCAGATCGATCCGCGAACGTCCACGCAACTCGCCCGGAAGCAAGAGCTCGGTCAAGTGCATCATCTCGTCGTACGCCACGATCTCGCGACCATTGTCAATCGAATACTCGACGCGGCGCGTGACGTTATTGCGCTGTACCTCGACCTTGCGTGGGTTCAGGACGACTAGGCCAGCGATGCCCTGATCGTCGCGCAAGATGCGAATGAAGGCGTTGCCGTTCATCAGCAGCGAGATCAGCACCTGCGAGAAATGCGTCGTGCGCGACATGCCGACCTCGGGCAAGTCGAGCCAGACCGGGCGCGGGTACGCGATCCGCTCGGTGCCATCGCGGCGGAACGTGTCGATCGGTAGCGTCGAGATCGAATCAGCGATCAGGCGGACGCAAGCGTAGACGGTGCCGAGTTTGAGCGCCTCGTCCTGATTCATTGTGACGCCAGAGTTGGTCGTCAATGCAAGCGAGTCGCCGGACGCGAAGATAGTCTGAAACGAGATCGATCGCTCCTCCGAAGTATTGCGCCCGAACAGTCCGCCTAGCATTCGTTAGTTCCTCTCAATTGCTACAGCAAAAGCGATCATAAATGCCCCGGCTAGGATGATTCCTGCAGGCAGGAACACGATCCCGACACCAGCCGAGACAATGATCGCGCCTAACACTTGTAGACATATGATAGCCGCCCTAAAAGGCGTAGAATCCCGGCGCACTTTGCTCTCCCTCTGTTTGTAGAATAGCCCCATAGTTAGCCATCACCGCAGCGACCAGCGCATCGATGCGCTGACGCTGACGGATCTTGGAAATCTTCCATCCTCTATCGGTCTGCGCTGCGGCGGTTGAAAGTACGTGCGCCGCGAGCTCGGCGTTGTCGCCGGCGTGGATGATGCGCCCCTCACCGAGCATCGAATAGAAAGCCTGGTACGCGTCCGCCATGATCGCCGACGACTGGACCATCGTCACCATCGTCACGCCCTCATCGTCGAGCGCCTGCGCGGAACGCTCGAAGAAACGGGGATCGTAGAAAACGCCGGCGACCGCGTAGCGCGCCGTCAGTTCGCGAAGGTGCGACTCGACATCGGCGAGGTCTACATTCTTGCCGGGTTGTGGCGTCCAGATCTGCGCCTCGATCAGCACCTTCTCATCGTCCGGGCGCTGGTACGCCACCACGCACGCCGTCGCATCGTGAACGATGCCGACATCGATACCCACCGAAACGCGCGCACCGTCGGGGATCTTCGCATCCCGTTCGATCGCATCATTCCACCAGTCGGCGCTAATCCATGCCGAGGATCCTGCGACCCAAACGCAACCGTGTAGCTGTAGCACTTCCTCGATTGATAGTTCCGGGTTGTTTGCTTGGCGCTGGAGGTATTCGTCTGTGATCCACGATGCGGGATTGGCGAGCCGCATATTGGCTATATCACTAGGGTCTTTCGTGGGCGCCGAGTAGTTATAGATCAGGGTCGCCGCGTCATGGTTTCGGCTGATCGTCAAGCCCGGAGTCTTCTCAACATCGCCCACCGCTTCGTTACGGCTGACCATCCTGCCGAGGATCGACGTATCGCGTTCGTTGGCGTCGCCGGCGGTGGTGATCGTGAAGGTCTGCGTCTTCTTTCGAGCGCCACCACCCGTCGTCAATGCCGCCCACGCCTTGCGCTGGGTCGGCTTCGTCCAAGCGTGCAGCTCGTCGGCGACGACCAGGCTCGGGCTGTATCCGTGGAGCGTGTTCGGGTCCGACGCCATGCGGAGAATCTTGCCGCCACCATCCGCACGCGCGATCTCGCCGATGTAATCGCGAAGAACGACCTGCCCCGCCAGCTCTGGATTCTTGCGGATGTACGCCGTGCAAGCATCGAAGAGCCTGCCGGCCTGCTTATCACTAGCCGCCGCAAGCAGAATCTCCGGCTGGGTATCGTCCGTCAGCAAACTGTAAAGCGCGTACGCAGCGAGCAGCGCGGTCTTGCCATTCTTGCGAGACACACATAGCGCCAGGCTGCGCCACTTCGGCGTCAGCCCATCCGCCGACTCCATCGCCAGCGCCTCGCCCATGAAGTCAATCTGCCACGGCTCCAAGATCAGCGGCTCATTAGCAAACTGGTCAACCGACTGGATCAGATACGCCTCGCACCACCACGCGAAATGATCGACACGACTACCCGGCGAATACTTCGCCCACGCCGGCCTCGGCTTCGCAGCGGTGCGCGCCACTAGCCCGCACGCTTCGCGATCGTCACCATCGGCGGCGGCGCTTTATCACGCGCCGACGATGCGCCAGGTGGACGACCCACCGGACGCTTCTCCTTATCGGCACCCGGCAGCAGACCGAGTTCCTTGCCGGCTCGAGCAGCCGCCACCTCTGACGACTCGATCATCTTGACCAGCGGATGCGGAGCAGCCGCACCGTTCGGATAGATCATCAGCGCCGGCGATCCCGCATCGGCCCACTCACTCCGGGCGAATGCGACCATATCCACGGCACGCGCGAACCGCACGATCGCGTGTTCGTACTTCTGCCAATCGGGCAGGTTGCAGACCTGCTCGACCGCGAGCAGAAACGCGTGGGCGCCTTCACTCTTCAGATCGGATGGCGCTGCGAGATCGAGGGCGCGTGCGCCGAGGTGCGAAACAGGGTGCGTGGACGCAGTTTCTTGCACAGAATGCC